ATCCGTATTTTCTTGTGAATGTCTTTTGGATGTTTACCTTATATTCAAGTGTTAATAATATCTGCCATTGGTTTGGCACGTGGAAACATAAAGAAAGGAAAAAAACAATGAAAAAAGAAAAAGAAATAAGAGAATACCTCGCTGATTGCAAGTCAGCAATTANAGGGTGTGAGATGGTGGGAGACACTCTAACCGCTGTTAAATATGAAGGCATTATCGAGGGATTGGAGTTTGTGTTGTTTAATGTTTATGACTTTGAAGAAGGGGAGGAATAAGTGTATACAACCGACGATTATGAGGAGACCCACAGTTATAATTCCGTTATCAGTTATAATGGATTATATTACTGTTATGAAAAAAAATTAAATCAGGATCAGGTCATCGATCAAATAATTATGATTGATGAGGTTATTGGTGAAATGAGAATAGAGAATATTAGCAATGGGAGGTATTGTGTTTATGAATGAAAACAAATACTGCTCGTATAGCAATGGATTTAGATATATTGCTAAAAAAGCAAAAACAATGGGATGATTACACCGTTGGTGAGGTTGCCTTTGGAATAACTATGTCATTGGTAAAGTTATTAACCGACATCGTGGACGATCACGACGTTATGAAGGATACGCTTTTGGAAATGTATGATAACGCTGTGTTATATCACGAATGCGATATAGCAACAGAAGGTCAAGCCTGACATTATGGCAGATAAATGTGCCAAATTGCGTCTTGCATATTAGACTTTTATTGCTTAACTTGTGTAAACAGATAAAGGAGTAATATGAAACAGTCAGATGTGCGACACGTTCAAAAACATTGTGCTAATTATAACACAGGTTATATATGTTCAGGTGCAATGATTAACTCTCATCTTGGTCAATGGATCGATGAGGAGTTATATAATAAGCCATGCCTAATTAAAGAAGGGAAAGAATGTGAGTATTTCAATCAACTTGTTAAACCCATATTGAAATAATGAAATTTTATAAACGGATCACAGGGCAAGTTTCCTCCTTTTCTTGTCCTGCCGTTTAAAGTAAGGAGTAAAATATGTTCATCGGTTATATCCCTGCCACAATCAGATACGATCAAGAGTTATCTCCAAGAGATAAACTGATCTATTGTGAGATTACTGCAACGCTCGACAAGGATGGTATTTGCACTAAAAATAATATACACTTCGCCAATACGACTGGCTGTACCAAGTCAACGGTATCCGCATCAATGACCAAATTACGAGAGCGTGGTTATATTTCAATCGTCATTGAAAAGGATCAGGAAAGCCAAAAGTTCCGAAAAAGATATATTGTTCTGACATCCATGTCCGATTTTCAAGGTGGGGGTAATCCTGAATTGGAAAAAGCCATGTCTGATTTTCAAGGTGGGGTAACCCCTTTTTCTGCCACTTCTTCAGAGGGTGGGGATGTAAAAACCATATCAAATACAGACGACTCTCTTTATAACAATAGTTATAAAGTTAAATATATATACTCTGATAAGAGAGATCGTATTAATTATAATCAAAACATTACACAAGGGCAGTTACAATATTTAAAAAAGATAGTAACGGATTTCTATTCGGCTAAACATAAACAGTTTCCAGAGTACGTCAAAGCCGAATGGCATCAAGATAATGATTTGACGATAGGCTCGGTCAACACTCTGTACGACCTGATCACGAAAGATTCATGGGACGAGAAAGGTGTCAGGGATGTGATTCGATGGGCAATAGATGACGACTTTTGGTCGAAAAACCTATTAAGCCTAAAAACCCTACGGTCTAAATCAGCAAATGGGATGTCTAAATTCGCCAATTTACACCTGAAATTCAATAATTGATACCTATGTACCATAAATCAATAAAAACGTCGTTAAGATACCAAATAGAGCCAAAAAGGAGTATTTCTATATGACATTTGAAGACCATGGAATCTACCTAAAGAATACAAGTGGACAAGAAAAGACAAAATGTCCTGAATGTTCCCATGATAGAAATAAACAATCTGATCCCTGCTTGTCGGTGAATATCGATGAAGGTGTTTGGAACTGTCATCATTGTGGATGGAAGGGATCGCTGAATGGATCGGCAGAACCCCCACCCACAAAACCTGATGCACCCCTAACTGACTTGCCCGAGAATGTCTTGAAATGGTTTAAAGAGCGAGGTATAAGTGAGGCAGTAGTTGGAGATGCGGAGATCGGGTATAAGGATCATTGGATTCAGTTCCCATTTATAAAGGGCGGTGAGGTGGTCAATGTCAAGTCAAGAACTGCTGACAAGAAATTCCGCCAAAGCAAGAATGCTGAAAAATGCTTTTATCGATTTGACCATATGGTTGGGATGGAGGCAATTATAATTACCGAGGGCGAATTAGATGCCCTATCTCTCGTTGAGGCTGGTTATAATAACGTCGTGAGTGTACCTGATGGTGCGATAGCCCCCAATTCAAATCCTTCTGATAAGAAATTCTCTTATTTACTATCTGCTGAAGAACACCTGATGAATGCCACGACGGTAATTCTCGCTATGGACGATGACCCTGCTGGTCATGCAATGAGAGATGAACTCTCTCGTAGGATTGGAAGGGAGAAGTGTTATCGGGTTATATATCCCACAGATTGTAAGGATATGAATGAAGTCTTGATGAAATATGATGAAGATAAAATCACCGAATTAATCACAGATGCACATCCATATCCGATAGATGGAGTGGTAACTGTTGACGATGTACTCGAGGATGCGATTGATTTATTAAATAAGCCTGACCAAAAAGGTCTTTCCACGGGATGGGGGGCATTGGATGAATACTATAGAATCTCTCCTTCCGAGGTTACGGTGATTACAGGAGTTCCCAACATGGGTAAGTCAGAATGGATGGATGCTTTAATGATTAATATGATTCAGGATTATTCATGGAAGTTTGGTATCTTTTCTGCAGAGAATTTTCCCGTCAAACATCACCTATTAAAGTTGGTCGGCAAATTTACAGGACAACCATTTTGGGGAGATGAGAGGATTACCGAGGAAACAGCCCGAAATGCTATGAGCATTTTGAATGACCATGTCAAGTTCATTGGGACACAGGAGGATTCTGTTACCGTTGAGTCTATATTGGAACAGGCAAGGTTACTCAATTATCGATATGGATTGAATGGACTTATAATTGATCCGTGGAATACTGTCGAGCATAAGTTTCGAGATGGAGAAAATGAAACAAACTATGTTTCTCGTGTGTTAGCTGGGTTAAACACTTTTGCCAAGATTCACGAGATTCATATATGGGTTGTCGCTCACCCAAGAAAAATGGAAAGCGACAATAACAGAAAACCTATCGTACCATCGCCGTATGATATTAGCGGAAGTGCGAACTGGTACAATAAATGCGATAACTGTATAACNGTTTATCGACANAGAAACGACGATGAAGATTATGTAGGGATTCATGTGCAGAAAATTCGCTTTCAATATAAAAACGGATATACTGGCATGGGTAAATTAAGTTATAACATAAGGAATGGAAAATATGGTGAATATTTCCCACAAAGCAAGGAAGTATTATTCTGATAAAATTAATTCTCTACCCCCTAATGCTGGGAAGAATCAGGATTATCATATCAGAAAAATGGCAGATAGACTTGCCGATGAATTTGATGAAATTTGGTTGAAATATGAAAAGGGTGAAGTCAGTTTTCAACAATGGAAGAAGTCTCTTAATAAATGGTTAAAAGCGGAGTTAATATGAAGTGTGAACATAATAATATTCATAAGCGTGGAATACGTGAGGGGAAACAAAGAACGAGATGTAGTGATTGCGGTAAATGGGAGTCATATTATGTTGCTCCAGAAGGTGCTAAAATACTCTTGTTTGATATTGAAACTACCCCGATGGAAGTATATGTATGGGGATTGTTTGGGAATAAGTATATAAACCACGGCAATGTTATTCGAGATTGGAATGTTTTATCTTGGTCTGCCAAATGGCTTTGTGATTCTAAAGTAATGTCTGATATACAAACACCAGAAGAAGCAATAGGACATGACGATAAAAGGGTATTAGGTGGAATATGGGACTTAATCGATAAGGCAGATGTGGTCATTGCTCACAATGGTGATAAGTTTGACCTGAAGAAACTCAATACCAGATTTCACATGAATGGTTATTTACCCCCTTCTCCATACCAGTCAATCGACACTTTAAAGGTTGTCAAGCGGAATTTTGCTTTCTCGTCCAATAGATTGGATTATTTAGGGCAAATTATGACGAACAAGGGGAAGATTGAAACCAATTTTCAATTATGGACTGATTGTATTAAGGGCGATAAAAGAGCCTTGAAAAAAATGCTCGAATATAATGAAGAAGATGTTAGACTACTTGAAGAAGTCTATATGGAATTAAGACCGTGGATAAAATCTCATCCGAATATGGGGCTGTATGAAGGCATTGAAACGTGTCCGTCGTGTGGATGTAGCGACCTTTACCCCAATGGTGGGTATTACACGACTACGGTTAATCGATACGAGTCGTACCGTTGTGGCGATTGCGGTGCATTATCAAGAAGGTTGAAAAGTGAACTGTCTCCTGAAGAGAGGAAACAATTAATGCGACCATTACCAAGATAATGCTTGACTTTAACTATTATAAGTGGTATATTCAGACATGGATAAAATAACACTTGGGACACTTATCTTGGAATTTCCTGAAGAAATGACAAAAGAAGAAATTGATTGGATTACAGATCAGATGTGCAGATTCCTTGAAAGACATTCAGTAAAAGTGAGTAAAAAAGATGAATAGAATAATGATGCACGAACCTGTATGGAATGGTGGGGATAGTTACTTTATGGTGAGAACCGATAGGGTTACCGATCAACACGTTTTTATTGAATGTGATTATAAAGATAGGCATGGCGATAAAGCCTTCCCTTATGCTTTTTACACTAATGGGGATGAGATCAAAACCCAAAAGGTCTACCAAGAACGGTGGGGAAAGGCGTATAGGCTGTATCTTGGCGATTTAGAGAAGGTGTATTTCTATTTCACGGTAGCTTGGGATGGATATGATGAAGAGAGCGAAGGTGAAATAACCCATAGCCGACTTTCTTTCAAAGATATGGTTGAATCAATCGAGTATTATCTTGATAAATATAAAGATCGAGATGCTCACCTCGAATGTTGTTCGATGGAAACATCTGCAAAAACTCACATTGTGAATCTGATAGATCATGTATAGTTACCAAGAGTATAAACAGGCACGAATCGATGAAAATATTGCCAAATATGGTTCAAAGGATGAGGCTATTTTCAAGATGGANGCCGAAGTTAAAAAGCTCAAGGCAATTATAAAGATATTGAAGGATACAATTAAGAGAAAACTATGATTGATTATGACAAATTATGCGATGTTGAAGTGGACGATATAAACTTACTGGATTATCCTGACTTCGTGGATGCCTATATTTGCTATGCAAGGTATCCAGATCGGGATTTAACTGATGCAGAATTAGATGAATTGAATGAAGATTCTGATTATATCCATGAAAAGGTATTGGAGGAAATATTTTGAAATCAATTTTAATTAAATACTTTGAAGCAATGAACAAACATTTCGAGACATTGATTGCTTTCCTTTTTTTAATGGGAGTAATGTATTTCGGAATTAGAATCTTAATCTACATAGGAGAATACGCATGGAACGTGCTACATTAAAGATAAAAGCCAATACGGACAATGTGGTCAAGTTTCTATATGATACCCCTATTGAAGGTACGAATAGCTATGGTGTATACCATTTGTATGCCTTCGATATGGACGGTACAGAAACTGGACTGTTTGCGACAGATGCCTTGCATGAGAAGTTGAAAAACTTCACTATAGGCGACTCTGTCAATATCCGCAAAGAGGAATATGAACCCAATAAGTTTGGATGGAATGTCATCCCCGAAGAAGGTACTCCTGCAAGGAATACTGGAACGCCAAGCAATATTAACGGTTCATATAAATCCACCCCTTCCGCAACCACCCAAGAAAGAACGAAAGACATCCATCGACAGGTATGTCTTAAACTGGCAGTACAATCGATGGGAACACCAGAAACGCTTGATCTTGCGATTGTTAAACAAAGGATGGAAGGATTGTTAGATGTCTTGGATGGTAAAGAAACGGATAGCCTCCCGTTTTGAAAAAAAACCTGATTAAAAAGCTCGACAAGGCGTGGAGCGATAAAGTCCGTGAATATGGGATGTGCGAAAAATGCCATAAACCCACCCGATTAAACGCTCATCATTTTTATTCACGGGCGATCAGGTCAGTAAGATGGGATATTGATAATGGATTCTGTCTCTGTGTTGGGTGTCATGTGTTTTCATCCAAGTTCTCCGCCCATAAAACACCTGCGGAATTTGTAGAATGGGCGATTGAAAAACGAGGCGAAGAATGGTATGAATCAGTTAAGGCAAGAAAAAATTCTGTAATTAAATACTTTGATGTAGATGTTAAAGATTTAATAATTAAAATAAATGAAAAAAAGTATTGACTTTGATAAATATTATGCTTATTATTCACCAACGATAAGGAGTTAAATATGTTACCGTGGGAATCAAAAGAGTTAAATACACTAAAGGATATGAGGCATCAATTAACCTCAATCTGGAATCACACTGAACTCGAAATGGATGACGTGTCAAGGTTTGAGATTATAGCGGAATTATCAAAAGCATCTTCCGTTGTAAGTAATCTACTTGGGGTCATGGATAAAGAGTTAGACAGATTAATAGAAAGGGATGCACAGGTTATTAAAAAAGTGTGTTCACATTGCCAATCGGAAAAGATTACAATTTGTGAATCATGTTTGGATGAAATGGCAAATGACTCTTAAAGAAAGAACCGAACTTGCAGACCATTCAGGAAGATGGACAAGGATACGTTATAAAACCTCTGAAAATTACGGGGGAATGACTAAAGCTAAAATAGCCACTTACCGATATGTGCTTGGTGAGGACTGGGTGTTTTTGCAAAAAGGTAATCAACCAGAGGATATGCGTGTTCGAGTATTGTCCATTAAAAGATAAGATTTGTGCAATGTGTGCTATGGATAAAAACACCCTATACTGTGGTCAAGCAAAGCCTGATAATTTGATACAAAATTTAAAAAAATGCCCCATCAAAGTGAAATCTCGGGTTGGACGACGAGTGATAAAAAACAGGCGTGGGGCAAAACTTTAATGCCTAACAGTAAAGCTAAAGACCGTAAGCGTAAACGCAGGAAATTAAACGAAATTTTAAAGCGAGAAGGAAGAACGGCTAATCAAGTAAGAAGGAAACGGGAAAGCTCGAAAGGGACATAAATGCAAACAAAATTATTTGAGTTTAAAAAAAACGACTGGGAAAAAGATTGGGTTGGTATGCCAGAGTATAACAACAAGGAACAAGACCCACCGTTGATAACTGCGATTTTTAAATTTCGCACAGAAAAAGACTATTTAAATTTTAAAGACCTAATACAAGAACACGTATACGGCGGTGAAAAGGTGTTTGACGGAATGCAAAAGATAGAGGCAAAATCTTCGTGGTATCCACATAAAGAAAAAGCCAGTAGGTATGAGTACATATAAACCAAGATTCCCTGTTTACATTATAAGCAAGGGTAGGTGGAAAAGGCGACCCACAAGCAATGTGTTTGAATCAATGGGTATCCCTTATTATATAGTGGTTGAAGAACAGGAATATGAAAAATATTCAAAGGTTATAAAAAACGGTACTGTTCTTATCCTGCCCCAGAAATATCTTGATGAATACGATACTTTTTGGGAGAGGGCGGAGGACAATAAGTGCGGTGCTGGAGCAGCAAGGAATTTTTGCTGGGATCACAGCATAGAAAACGGGGCTGAATATCATTGGGTGTTTGATGACAACATAGAAGCGATTGAGAGGTTTAATAACAATATGAAGGTTGAGTGCAAAACCCCAACACCGCTATATGTTTGTGAGGAATTTGTTTTAAGGTATGAGAATGTTGTTCAGGCGGGCATGGGTTATTCTATATTTTGTCCTGCTGGTGATTTTAGACCGCCAGTCAGATTCAACACAAGGATTTACTCTAATCAATTAATTAAAAACGACATTCCTTATAGATGGCGTGGTAGATACAATGAAGATACAGATTTAAGTTTAAGAATATTAAAAGATGGATTATGCACGGTAGAGTTCAATGCTTTTTTAATAAGCAAAAGAGGGACTCAAACAATGAAGGGTGGAAATACAGATGAATTTTATTCAAAAGAAGGAACTTTAAATAAATCCCAGATGCTTGTTGATATGCACCCCGATGTTACAAAGCTGGTGATTAGATGGAATAGAGACCATCACTGGGTTAATTATAGACCGTTTAGAAAAAATATATTGAAAAAAAAGAAGGGCTTAACAGCAAAGCGGGGCGTTGATAACTTTGGAATGGTTTTAAGGGAAAGAGAGAAGGATAATGCAAACAGATAGAGAAATCAAAATAAAAGAAATTAAGATATATTTTAAAGAACGATACGGAGACCTAATAGATAATATGGGTAATAACGATATTGAGTTCTTATGGGAATTATTAAAAGGCAGAACAGGTATGGGAAGCGAAGAATGAAAGTAAGTGATTTTATAAAATGGGCAGAGTCTATGCAAAAGGAAGAAAATCGCATTATGCTGTCCAAAGGTAAGGAATATACAGTTAGTGATGAGGATAAGTTCAAGAATTTCAAGAGTATAGCGGAGAGGCTTCACCTAACACCTGAACAGGTTGCCTTAACTTATTTACTGAAACATATGGATTCCATAAGAAATTATGTACTATCGGGAGTAGAGGCGAGTGATGAACCCATTATGGGTAGGATACAGGATGCCAGAAACTATTTATTACTACTCGGAGGTATAATTGGTGAACAAATGGACGGAAGATGACTCTATACAATGGGTGATTGATGCCTTAAATAATAGAAACGTGGAGAAAAGACTGCGTGAAAACCATAAATACGATGAAGTCAGGGCAGATCAAGACATAAGATGGTGTCCTGCCTGTGAATGTAAATGGGAAATATTTGAGGGGAGGCTGTGGATGTCAGGTGATAAAAAACTATGGGAGGAGGAANATTGCCCAGATTGCCGTGTAAAGTAGAGAATGGTGAATTAATCCTACCCGATTTCAATGTGGAAGATGGGGAATATTACTTTGAGCTAAAACCGACTGGGGTGAGATCGGCACAACAAAATAATTATTATTGGAAGATTGTTGATTTACTTGCGGAAGAACTCGGCTATACCAATCGAGAGATGCACATTACTATTAAAAACCACTTTCACATAGAATCAACCAAGATTCTTGAGAAAAAAGAATTTGGGGATTTTATAGAAAGATTGATCAGATGGTCAGCAATAGAATTAAACGTTGTAATCCCTGACCCAGAATAGCGTTATTTGGCGATATTTGGGGTCATAGAGCCATTAAAATGAATTATTGATACCTTCCTATGCTAATTGCTCACGGAGCGTCATAGAGGTCGAATAAACGCTTGGGGCAACTTCTGTAAATTCTAAAGGTTTGCCCATTATAACGTAGTGATAACTTGTTTCATCATAGTAGATAAATTTTCTATTATCCTGTACTGTGCTATTTAAGGATTCGAGAGCTGTTTTTTGGTCGCCCAATAAGAAATCCCAGCTAAATTCCCATGTTGATTTAGGCTCATGCCTCTTACAGGCATACTCATCACCGCCATAGCTTATATTTATATCTGTATTAAATTCTTCTCCAAACTTACTATTGATGTCGGGGTTAGCATCAAAGTCATATTTTTTACCTATTATAATTTCAGAGGGGGTAATATCGCCACCTGTTGCCCTAACGTACCAGTATCTATCTGTGATTTCTGTAAATGTTCTAATATTCCACCCAGCATCGTGATTTGTAGACATTGCAGGAGAGGTTGTTAATGGGACGGAGGGATCGGAGGAATCTGTCCCCATATTGCTTGCGGAAGAACTATAATACAACTCCAGATTTGCAGCAGAAGAAGCAGATAAATAAATTGCTATTACATCACAGGCATAAGAACCTCCGAGGTCAAATTGGATTGTATCATTAATACTGCTACCGTACGAACTCACAGCGGAACCAATAGAATCATCTGATATTCTATGTTCATTTGCGACTGTATTGTCTGAAGCAAAGGTATATGTTGTGCCGCCGTTTGCTGTTGCCCCATAAGTGCCATCTGTTATTGTTGCTGTTGCAACTGGATAAATAAAACTTTTTGCCATTATATTTCCCTTGCCTCAAATTTTAAAGTCCCTACGGAACGAGTTAGCCCTGTAATCATAAAATTCTTCCCACTCCAAGAT